GGTACTAATGGTACGGGTAAGTCTACCATATTAGATGCAATATCATTTGCTTTATTTAATAAGCCTCATCGTAATGTCAAAAGAGGTGGCTTAGTTAATTCAGTAAATGGTAAAGCATGTGAAGTTACTATTGAATTTGAAACTGCTGGCCATAATTGGAAAGTATTGCGTGGTATTAAACCAAATAAGTTTGAAGTCTATCAAGATGGTAATATGATAGATCAGCAGACTAATGTAAGAGACTATCAAAAGTTTTTAGAGCAAAATATATTAAAGCTTAATCATAAATCATTCCACCAAATTGTGGTATTAGGATCATCTTCATTTATACCATTTATGCAGCTCAAAGCTTGGGACCGTAGAGATGTGATTGAAGATCTATTAGACATTGGTGTATTCAGTAAGATGAAGACAGTACTTAAGCAACGTAATAATATACAAAAAGATTTAGCGAAGAGCTCGCGTATATCATTAGATAATCAAAAAGATAAAATAGAATATCAGAAGAGACATATCTCTCAATTAGAAAATATTAATAAATCTGCAAAAATGGATTTTGATGAAGACATATCAAGTGCTCAAAATAAAATGAGTTCTTTAAAAGATAAATTAGATAAATATCCACTCGGTCTTCGTGGTACTCTTAACTCTTTGAGGAAAGTCCGTGAAGGGTTGCAAACTGAGAAGGGTAAGCACTCACATTCTATGAAAGAACTCGTAAGCAAAGCAAAGTTCTTTGAAGTAAATACTGCATGTCCTACATGTACTCAACAGATCAGTGAAAATGTAAAGACTTCTATGCTGACTGATGTACGTACACAAGCCCAGCAAACACAAAAGGATATAGAATTAAATCAAACAAAGTATGATGAGACAATTAAAACATTAGATGATGTCCAAATACAGATCTCAGAGATGGCTGATATTAACTCTCAAATGTCTACACAAACTGATATTATGTCTAAGTTAGTTAATAAACAAGTTAAAGAGGTTGATGTAGATGCACCAGCCAAAGAACTTGTGGATATGACTTATGACCTTATTGATATACAGGATAACCTCACAGAAGCTGAAGATCAGATATTATATAACAATATAGCATCTGAGATGCTCAAGGACACTGGTATTCGTACTAAAATTATTAAAGAGTATTTACCCGTAATGAACAATCTTATAAACAAATACCTTCAAACACTTGAGTTCTTTGTAGCATTCCATTTAAATGAGAACTTTGAAGAGTCAATTAAGTCTAGACATCGTGATGAATTTGTATATGCTAACTTCTCTGAAGGCGAGAAGATGCGTATTGATTTATCATTGTTATTTGCGTGGAGACAAGTAGCAAAGATGAAGAACTCTACAAACACAAATCTATTAATCCTTGACGAGACATTTGACTCATCTCTTGATGACGAAGGTACAGACAATCTAATGAAGATCTTAAAGACATTAGAAAAAGGTACAAATACATTCATTATATCGCATAAGCCTGATGTATTAGAAAGTAAGATGGAGCAAAAGATTCAATTCGTTAAGAAGAATAACTTCTCTGCCATTACTTAGTCCTTACTTCACCTGGTAAATTTTTTCAAAAATAATCTCCAAAGACCCTTAAAACATGATATAATGGTACCATATTAATTGAAAAGGACTATATTATGAAACTGATTAAACACACTATGGACATAGATCCAAACATCTCTATTCACGAAATATTTAAAACATTAGATTTTTTCGCTGCTAGATTTATATCTTTAAACGAACAACCTAACTTACCGTTACCGTCAATAACGATTGAGATTACACCTGACATGTTGACAAGACTTAAAACTCAAATATAATCTTTCCCTGGCACCATAAAAAAGTCACCCTGGCACCATAAGTTTTCTCCAAAGACTGCCAAAACATGATATAATGGTACCATACTTAATAAAAAAGGACTAAATAATGAATAATGTGATTGAAAAACTAATGAGTAAATATCCTAATAAGACAATATTTACATCGAAAGAGATTAAAGCTGCTGCTGTTGAGATTGGTGAGAATCCTCGCTCAGCGTATACAGCTGTTAAATATATTAATAACTGTCCATCGCCTCATCGTGGATCGTATAACTTGGAGAGAATGATGCCAAAATCATCTATACAGTCAAAAGCTAAAGTCGAAATGGTCAAAGGTGTTGAATCAGTTTCAAATGACGAAGTCTTTGTTCCTGATTTTGATCCTACTTTTGTTCCTTGGGGAAACTTTACTGAAATTGTAAAAGTTCTTAAATCAAGAATGTTTTATCCAACGTTTGTTTCTGGTTTATCTGGAAATGGTAAAACATTTCAGATTGAACAAGCATGCGCTAAGCTTAATCGCGAATATGTACGTGTTCAGATTTCACCAGAAACTGATGAAGATGATTTGATTGGTGGTTTTCGTTTGATTAAAGGCGAGACTGTTTTCCAAAAAGGTCCAGTGATTAAAGCTATGGAAGCTGGTGCTGTTCTTATGATTGATGAGATCGATCGTGGAACTAATAAAATTATGTGTTTACAAGGTGTGCTTGAAGGCAAACCAGTTTTGATCAAAAAGACTGGTGAAGTTGTTGAACCTGTTGAAGGTTTTAATGTGATTGCCACTGCAAATACAAAAGGTAAAGGTTCAGAAGATGGACGTTACTCAGGTGCAACTATCATTGATGATGCATTCTTAGAGCGTTTCACTATTACTCTTGAACAAACTTTCCCTACTATTGCTACTGAAGAAAAAATTGTTATGAAGCATATGTCAAAGTTTGAAGCTATTGACGAAGAATTTGCTAAGCTACTTGTTGGTTGGGCAGATGCTATTCGTAAGACTTTTTATGATGAAGGTATTGACGAAGTTATTTCAACTCGTCGTTTATGCCACATTGTTCAAACTTTCTCTATCTTCGGTAAGAGAGACAAAGCGATTGCTCTTTGTGTAAATCGTTTTGATGACGATACTAAAGAAGCTTTCATAGATCTTTACGAGAAAGTTGATGCTACTATTAATAATCCTGAAGAAGTTGAGATAGATTTAGATGGTGAACCAAACTTTAAAGATAACAACAATTGGGAGGACGAATAATATGAATCTATCAGCTCAAGAATATTTAGCAAAGCTATTAGCCAAAGAGAACTTATCTGTTCAACACGGTAATTATTCTACTGCTAGTTTCGATGTTGTGAATCGTGTACTTCGTCTTCCACTTTGGAAAGACAAAGGTAAAGATGTTTACGATCTTCTTGTTGGTCATGAAGTTGGTCATGCTCTTTATACTCCTGCTGATGGATGGCACGATTCTGAAAAGAAAATTGGTAAAATTCCAAGAGCTTACTTAAACATTGTCGAAGACATTCGTATCGAACGTAAAATCATGGAAGCATATCCTGGAATTAAACGTAGGTTTAAAAGTGGTTATAAAGTTCTTTTTGATACTGATCTTTTCGGTACTAATGAAAGAGATATTAATAAAGCTGGTCTTATGGATCGTTTAAATGTTTCTTCAAAAGGTCGTGGCTATGTTCCAGTTGAATTCTCAAATGATGAATCTCCATTAGTCAAAGAAGCTATGGAAGTTAAAACTTGGGACGATGTTGTTGATGTTTGCAAAAAGCTTTATGATTTCATCGAAGATCAAAAAGATGAGAAAGAAGAAGAAGATGAAATGGAAATGGGTATGCCAAGCTCTGATAGTGGTGAAGCTCCTGAAAATTCAGGTGAAATTCCAATGTCAGGTGATGAAGAAGGTGATGACTCTCAAGAAGGTAATGGTGAATCTGATGGTGAAGATAAATCTAATGAAGAGCCTGTAAGTGCTGAAGCTGGAGATGATAAAGCTCCTGAAGGTCATGAGACTTGGACTGAAGATACTCAAAGAGAACGCGAAGAAGATTTACTTGAAAAATCACCTGAGAGACAATACGAAAGAAGTGGTCAACCACAATATTCATGTGGTCTTTCTGCTGAAAATATGCAAAAAATTCTTTATTCTTATAACGAATCTAAGATGTTACGTGATATATGGTTAGCT